CTAATTGGTGTGCAGTAGCGACTCGTTTTGGCGCGCCAGTCCCTCGTTATTGAATACCGTTTGGAGGTCGCGACCGGCTGCCTTCGTTTGGCCGGTCACTCGAACGTTGAACTGATGCTTACTACCCCGCGATGATCCATTCTGGCCATTCATCGATTGCGATACCGCGCGCGCGGTGCTTGTGACCAATTGTGTGGCCATCTGACTGAAATCCTTCGTAGGACCCATGATCTCGGGACCGTTCTCGCCAACAACACCGATACCGCCTGTTTCGAATCCAAGCAGATGCTCAAGCCCCTTAAATCCTTCCATGAGCGCGATTCCAGCAGCAATTCCGAGTACTGGCCCGATAATCGGGATCGTTGCGGTAAAACCCGAGATGGTGTTGGCCACAGAGCCTAACATTGTCGCATTGGCCTTCGCTTCTTCGCTATCGGCACCAACTTTGTTGCCGGCCGCGCGTAACACCTCCGCCTGGATCTCTGCCTGGATATATTTCGTCAGATCGTCGGAAATCGCCTTGTAACCCTGCTCCGCGAGCTTCTCCTCGTTCGCCCAGCGCGCTTGCACCTTCTGCGTCTCAAGATCGGTGCGTTGCTGCGTCAGTTGCGCGATCTTCAGGTTGTATTCCTGCGCGGAGATCGTGCCCTTTTGATAGGCCGCCAAATTGGCAGTCTGCTCCTTATCGAGCGAGAGTTTTTTCGACTCATAAGCCAACTCATCGAACTTCTGCTTGGCATTAAGCTCGGTTTGCAATAATGCGATCGCAGAATTGACGCCGATGGTCTCAAGCTTCAATTCGTCGGTCTCATTTTTCTGCTGAAGCTTGGCGAGATCGGCATAATATTTCGCTTCAAGCGCCGATTTTTGAAGCAGCTGTGTCTCGGTCAGTTGAACGCCTTGCGCTGCGGCATCGCGGGCAAATTGCGTATCCGTTTCGAACTGCAATGTAAGCTCCGCGACCGTCTTAGACGTGCCATCCTTCATGTTGGCGATCTTCGCTTTGGCAAGATCGGTATCGAGCTGGATACCCAGATCGTGGCGCTGATGTTCGAGATCGATCAGCTGCGCTTCCGTCTCGTTCAGCTTGGATGCAATCGTGAGATCGTTCGGATTGACGATCTGGTTCGCGCGCAATGCGACCATCTTCTGCATGATCTCATCGATCTCACCATCGATCAGCTTAAAGCCTTCATCCTTCGGGAGTACTCCGATCTCGATCTTCTTTTTCGTCAGATCGCTGATCGATTTGTTGAACTCCTCTTTTACCTTTTCTGCATCGACGTGGACCTTGACTTCGAGCGTCAGTTCCTGCGTGGTATTGACGTTCTGTTCCAGCGTGGTCTTCTCTTTGTACTTGCCCTTTTCGGCCGTCATCAGCTTCAGCTTATCGACCTGGCCATTGAACACCGCGATCTTCTCTTTCTCGACCGCTAATTCATCGCTGGAACTGTAAGCCACGCCACGTTCGGCTGCTTGCAATTTGAGTGTGGTTTCAAGCTCCTTGGCCTTTTCTTCGGCAAGTGTCTTCGCTTCGGCGAGCAGGTTTTCGTTACCCTTTTTCTTTTTCGGTTCGGTGCCGTCGAACTCCTGACCTTCCTTGGCGATGCGCTTCAGTTCATCCTGGGTATCCTTGGCCTGAGCTTTCAGCTTCACATTCGCAGCAGCATACGCGGCGATCTGCGCATCGCTCAATTTCTGGCCATTAGCGTAACCGGTCGCGACGTATTCCGCCTGGCGCTCGTAGGTCGTCTTAGCATCATCGAGCGCGGCCTTTGCAAATTTCGTCTGAGCATCGAATGCGTTGTTGGCATCTTCGATCGCCTTCTGATAATCGGCCTGTGCTTGCGCTGCGGCCTGCGCTGCATCGACACCGGCATCGCCAGCTTCCTTCGCTTTACCCTTTTGATCGGTGAGCGATTTTGCGGAATCATCGATCGATTTCTTGAATGCGCCCACACCGGCAACGCCAGCCGTCGCGTACGATCCAACGGCCGATCCTACATCGGTGACGCCTTTCTTCACTTCATCGAAGTTCAGCGTAACGATGCCATGCAATACCGATCCCACACCCTGGAATGCTTTGATGAGCGATGCAATCTCTGTCGAAACGAACGCGCCAATAAATGCCGCGACACCTTTCAGCACGGTCCAAATGGCATCGAACGCATCATGTACCGGCTTCACATTGTTGTAAAGCAGCACGGCTCCCGCTGCGAGCGCGACAACGGCACCGATGACAAGCCCGATCGGATTGGCCGTCATCGCCGCATTCAACAGCCATTGCGCGCCCGTGACGACGCCCGTGGCCACCGCGCGAGCTTTCTCCGCGATCGTGACGGCCGTTGTTGATACCGCGTTCGCGTTCAGCGCCAGCGTGAGGATCCCGACGCCACCGGCAAGTACTGCGACGGCAACCTTGTTATTATTGATGAAATCGGAAACGGAACTAATGGCCGGAACGACATCGCTTGTCATCACGCCGGCAAGCCCCGTTAGGATCGGGAGTACTGGCGAAAGGAACCCGACGATAAGCTGGCCGCCCGACGCTTCCATTTTCTTCGTCGTCTCATCGAACTGCTCCATCGCAGCGAGCTGCGGATCCAAGTTGGCCATGCCACCCAACGTGCCCTGCAATCGCTTGTAGAGCGCGTCCATCTTCTCAGCCGGCGTCGTGGCATTCGTAAACGCGGGACCCAAATTGCCGATCTTCTTTTGCAGCGCATCGAGCGCCTGCTGCGAATCGGGATCGTTCGCACCGGCGATCACACCCTTGAGTGCTTTCGCTGGAATGTTGAGCTGCTCGAATGCAAGCCCGATCTCCGTGAGCTTGCCCTTCGCAGCGCCGGTAACGCCGCCGATGCCAACGATGGCCGTCTCGACCGATCGCACCGCTTCCTCGTGAACGTGATATTTCTGCGAGAGTGTATCGACTTCCTCCTGCGATTGCTTGAAGATCTCCTGCTGCGCCTCCTGCGACTGTCCGGTTCCCGCGATCGCGATCTTCAGATCGCTATTCGATTTCGCAAGCTCTTTGTATTTATCGATCATCTGATCGATACCTGCGAGGCCTGCGCCGACTGCAATCCCAGCGCCCAATCCACCGAGCGCATCCTTGGCTTTTTCCTTCAGACCTTCAAGCTTCGACTCAGCTTCCGTCGTATCGACGGCGATCTTGGCCTTCGCATTCTCAAGTTCTTTTTCTTTTTTGGCAATGGAATCAATGGCCGCATCCGCTCCGGATGCGTCCACCGATAATTTCGCCATTACTTCGATTGCCATATTAGATGTGCTTTGCTATCAGGTGAAGTAGATCTGCGGAGCTATGAGGTGAGTGTGATGTGCGATCGCTAATTCGCGATCACGATCGTATGCGTGGTAGTAAAAGTGTTACCGGCGAGATCGTAGGCGATCGCGGTGACGGTGTGCGTGCCAGGGCTTGCGATCGTGCCGGAATATTTCGTGGTATCGATCGTGAAGGTCCACAAGCCGCCAGCGCGCGCGGCAACCTGCGTGTCCATCAATACGCCATCGACTTGCACGCTGACCTGCGCGACGCCATAAGTATTCGTCGCGAGCACGGTGAATGTGTGGGTTCCTGAAAGCATCGATCGTTACAGTCCCGTGATGGTGATTGGCCCGGTGTCCGGTGGACCGCCAAGCGTCGGTGGTGGCGGTGGACCGCCAGGCGGTGGCGCTACGACGACGGTTGCCGGTGGCGGCGCAACGCCACCCGATCCCGAGCTGCCACTCGCCATTTCGATGAGCTTCAGTTCGGTATCGCCATCCGGTGTGCGCTTGACAGATAGCGTCGAGAACCGCGATACATCGCTTCCATTGATCGGCGGCGCGAGAATGCCAGGAAGGATATTGGCACCGCGCGAAAGAGGAAAGTCTGAATAATCGAGAAGGCCGTACGTGAGCTGAGGCGGTGCGATCGGCTGTGGCTTCAGATTTATATCGATGCTTGCCGATTGGCCCCATGTTTCCATGCCAACGCCCTTCGAGGTCAGCGTAACGATCGCGCGCGGCCAGCCCCACCGATAGATGTTCTTCTGCGCATGAAGCGCCGCCCAGTCGCCATAGCCGTTCGTCGAAATGTTATCCTCGCCGATCGTTGCCTCCGTGAGCGTGTTGCTCGCGTTCATCACCAAAATATCCCAGCCAGTTGTTTGCGGCAGGAGTATCATGCCCTGATAGGCAAAGCCTTCGAAGCGCAGAAGCGTCGTGTAACTTTCATCCTGACCGCCAAGCAGTGGGCTGTTCGCCACGCGCGGACCGGTCGAGCCGAAGACATCATTCACCAATCCATCGTACGACGGTTCACTGATGGTGTATGTCGTGGCCCACGAGCCGCATGGATCGTATTCGATCGTCTCCACAAAGGGATCGAGCGCGATCGTGAGCGGCGTTGCTTCGACATCGAGCAGAAGGAAGCGCGCCGATCCCTGGAATAATACGCTTTGAATGATGCCAGGATCGACATTCACATTCTGGATCTTGCTCGCCTGTTCGAGCGTGGGCAGCTCGCATTGCCAGTTGAGAAAGAACTCGCGGCACCATTCGGTCAATGCTTGCGCGAGATCGTTCCAATGATAAAGCGACGTGGACACCTGATCGGATGTGAGAGAGTGCGTCTGCGCTGTATTCTCATATTCGAAAAGCTGGCCGGAATTATTGATGTAGATCTGCGAGAGTTTTGTGGCTGGCGTCAGATCAGGTGGCTTCACGGTGATGCCAAGCTTGCCCCACGTTGGCGGCGGCGCGGCGAGTTGAAGCAATGCATCGCATCCACCGAGGCAATTTGCGTAGAGTTCAGCGGGAAGCATCTGCTGATCGGCCACGAGGAAGAACTGCGTGGGACACAAATTCCCCATGATCGCGAGCATCATATCGGATGCGCGCATGGTGGTACCGCTTCCCGGTCCACCGGTCCATCCGATCGATGCGTTGAGCATCGCCTTCACATGCGAGAAATTACTCCACGTCATCCACGGAAGGAATACCAATGCAAGCGTTCCATCGTGCGTGGCATTCTTGCGGATGACTTGCGTTCCACCGGTGAGCTGCTGGGAATTCACTTTTCCTTTGCAGGATTTGCGGTCGATAAAGCCCCAGAAGCAAAGCTTTTCCTTCACTGGCCATACCAGGCTTGCATTCGTGGGACGCACCGGCGCATCGTTAATATTCTGCACAAGCACGATCTCGCACCACACATTCTTCGTCACGTCGCGCATACTTTCCACGACGATCTGAAGCGCGGGATCTGCAAGGAAATCTAACTCGATCGACGCATAGCGTGGAACTCCCTGCTCGAACTCGCTCTCGCTCTCGACCTGAAACGGCGCGATCGACTGAAGCAATTTCGAATCAAGCACCGTTGGCACGATCTGATTCGCATACGACCAATGATCCACCGGCGTGAAGCCGTAAGAATTGGTATCGTACATCTTCACCGGCAGCGCGATCGGCACGCTATACAAGCGCACCTGGTAGGTGCCCTCGCGCGCGCGCGCCGTGATGAGAATGTGAAAGTCCTTGCTCATTTCTTTTCGGTTGCCAAATAGATCTCGGTGCGTTTCATGGCAAAGCCGCGCGTGATCTCCACTTCATCGCAGTTCGCTTCGATCCAAAGCTGCTCTTTGAAATCGCCATCGGCGAGGCGGAATGCAAGGAACGATGTCACTTCGCTTGCGGGCAATACATCTTCGGGCGATCGGTGGCCGCATTGAAGCAGGGCGTCGAACGTCGATGGATCGTCCATCGTCTCTCGGGCCATGATCGCTTCAGCCTCGCGGTCCCGCTCTTCATCCGTCTGCCAGCCGAAGATCGGCCAGTCGCGACGGATGATCGCGGCTTCAATATTTATCGCGTCGGCCCGTTCACGAAAAAACCAATGGCCTCCTTGATCTCATCTTCAGGAATTTCTTCCCAGTCGATGTCGTCATGGCCGCGCTTCTTCGCACCATCGCCGTTTTCGTCATTCGGAATGTTGACGATGAGCTTCAGCTGCGCGATCTCGGTATCGAACTGCTCTTCGTTGAGCGCATTGATCTTGCCAAGAAGCTGCTCGCGCTCCGTTTTGATCTTCTCTGCTGCCGGAGTTCCGAATGCGCCGGCAAGGCGTTCGTTGATGCCCTTCGAAAGCTTGAATGTTTCTAAGCATTCTTCCGAGAGCGCGATACTCTTGACGGTTAGCTCCTGCACCTGACGCTTGATCTTTAGCACCGGCGTTTTGATCGTGGCGCTGACGGTCTTACCGTCCTTCGTGGGAAGTGTGATGTTGTGATTTGGTCGAGTGTTCTGCATGATATTGGTCGATGAAATGTGGATCGTCGGCGATCATGGATGATCGCTCATCCGTGTTACATTAAAGCAAGCACCGAAGAGACGATGCTCGTAAAATCCTGCTGTTTGATGTCGAGCGCGGTTCCCGATGTTACCGTGGCATCGAGTTCGCGGTAATATTCGAAGCTCGCGGAATACGAGGAATCGAACGCCGTGCTGTCTTTGCAATAGACGATGATGTTGCCGTCTTCTTCCCAGAAGGCGTATGGCGTTGTGCCCAGCACGACGTTATCCCACGTCGATCGCGGCACATTCACGATTCCGGTCGCCGATTTCTCGATCGTGATGTTGTTGCCGGCCACGCGCCGGAAATCCGCTGGCGGCGTGACCTGGTAGAGATAGCCGCCCGTCGCGGCGATCTTCGCAGTTCCCAGCACGATCGGGCTGTCGATCGTATCCGATCGCACGAAGGAATCGTCGGCCTGAGCAAGCGTTTCCTGATATTGCCCGAGCGTGGCATCGTAGGCGCGCGTGCGGCGCGTTGTGTAATCGGCATAGTTCGCAAGGAGCGGATTCTGTTTTTTCAGCTCGTTATCGAGATCGTCGATCGTGAGGGCGATGTAGGTTGGCATAGTGATGTGTCCGCGATATTAAGATCCTAAATTGGAAACCGGTCCGCCAATAGCGGAAAAGGGATTGAGTGAACTGAGCGTCGTGAAGGAGATCGCGCCGTTGTGATCGAGAAGGTTCGTGACCTGGTACATCTCGAAGCCCGAGATATACCCCGAGATCGTTCCAGTCTGCGTGAGGATCGAGCCGGTGTATCCCGGATCGCCCACCAATGCGATGCGCCGGTCATCCCAGCCATCCTTCGCATTACCGGACCAGTCATGCACGACAAGCTTTCCTTCGGCTGGCCAGAGCGGCCGCCCCACGAGCATGGCTACCGAAAGCGGACCCGAGAGAAGCCGGTCCATCGTTTGATAGTCCACGATCTCATTCTGTGCGAACTGGAACGTTCCCTGCGCTTCGAACCCGCTGCCGGTTGCGTTCTCGCGCTTCAAGCCATCGATCTCGCGAATGCGAGCAAGCTTGTAATCGAACCCCGCGAAGAGATGCCCGAGCTCGACCCACCCGGGGCTCTCCGAAGGGTCTGGGCGATCTCTCACCCAAAATCGAACGAGGCGTCCAAAATTGACGCGGAGAATATCTTTTGCAGCAGTCGTGCTCATAGATCGGTAACGGCCACAGCGTTATTCTCGAAATCGGTGAACCAGATCGGCGCGGCTTGCACTAATGTGATCGTGATGCGCCGCAGTGGATCGATGTCGTCCACGCGCTCGAAGGCCATCGTTTCTTCAGCATCGAGCGTGTATTCGACCCATGTTTGCTTGCCGCCAACCATCTTCAGCCATTCGATCTTATGCGCATCGAAGAGGCGCTTGATGTTGCGAAGATTGATGCTATTCAGCAGGAACCCGGCCGCAAGCGTGAGCGCGCGCGATTCCTGCCTGGCATACGGCCTTCGGTTCAGCGTGCGCCCCACCGATCGCGTGGATTCACGATCGTAATCGTAAGAATCGCGATCGGTGAGCGGCGTAAAGGAGAACTTCGTCAGTAGAACATTCCCCTTCGCGTCGAACGTCGAAAGGCGTAGCTGTACAAGCATTCACGATCGCCAGCTATGATTAGGTACCGGCTACCCAGATGCCGTGCTGATTCGGCGCGGCAAGCGTCGGACCGGCTGAGATCGTGGAGATGGCGGAGTCGCCTGGCACCGATGCGATCGCGTAGCCATTGGCATCGACCGTGCGGAACTTGATCTTATTCAAGCTCCACTCGGTGGGCTTCTGGTTTACGCTGTTGACGGGCTGGAATTGCCCGATCGCAAAGCGCACCTGCGCCTTACCGGCAAGCGGCGCGCCGACGTACCACGAGAGCCAATAGGGCATCGTGACATCGCCCGAGATCTCCGCATTCACGAGGAGCGTACCGTCTTCCGCCGTGAAATCGGGATCTTTTAAGATCGATTGCGCGGTGATCGGTGCGAGCATCTCCATCATGTTCTTATGCTGGATGTCCATATCGAGCAAGGTGAAGTCGATCGTCCAAGCGCCTTTATCGTCGCGCGCCCACGCGGATTCCTGATGATACCCGAGGATGTGCAGCGAACCCGCTGGATCGCCCAGCGAATCGTTACCCGTCGATGGAATGGTGAATACGCCAGCAGAGCTGCGATTCATCATGAGAAAGCCGAAATGGTTACCGCCGCCGCGAAGTCGCGAACCTGGCTGCGGCGCAATGAGTGTTGTTGCTGGCATGAGTTATGAAAATGAAAGTGAAAAAAAAACTTATGTAATCGCTCGCCCGCACGGGGCCTCATCCGAAAATGAGGCCCCGAACTTCAGCGATGAATTATAGCTCGGCTATCGTAAATGTCAAACCGCCATAATTTGAATTGCTACCTCCAGAGGTAACCTGCAAATCGAACCAATATGGAGTGCCAGCCGTCAATCCAGTGACAATAGCCGCTATCGTCATAGAATGATTGCCTGAACCGGGATTATAGATGGTTCCGAAAGTTGTCCCTATGGCGGCGTCACCCAACGCAGGGGCTGAGCCTCCGCCGTAAGCTAAAGCCGCAGAAGAGGCATAAGTAGCATCACCGTAAAAACCGGTGACAATAACAAGAACAGGAGTACCCTTGCTGGGTGTAAATGCCGCATTAGCACCAAGCATACAAGTACTTGGCATAGAGGTCGTAGCGGCTATCGCACCTCGATCATATTGCGCAGTTGCACCCGACACTAAATTCGCCGCGCTGATATTACCGGTAACTGCAAGGTTACCGCCAGAAATCGTGGCAGCCGGTGTGCCGGTTGCATCGTCGTAGAACTTAATTCCACCCGATGCGCGCACATTGAACTGATGCGCAGCCGTGGCCGTGAGTGGTGCGGTTCCGTCGCAGAACGTGAAGGTTCCGTTGAAGCCGCCATCGTTCGCCGTGGTACCGAGCGCCACGCTCACCGTGCCGGACGTTACATTCGTGCTGCCCGAGTTCAGCACCTGGAACCCTGTGTTGGTGTTCGATGCACCGTTGACGATGCTCGATGAGTTCACCGTGCCGCCCGTGACATTGATGTTGCCACCGGCCGAAATATTATTCAAAACCGAAAGCGCACCGGTGTTCAGCGTCATGCCAGGCGTCGAGCCGGTATTGTCTAAGAAGACGAAGCCATTCGAGAACCGCGCAGTGAACTGATGTGCAAGCGAGTCGGCAGTTGCCGCAGAGTTATCACCAAGGACGAAGGAATTGTCATTGGTGGCCGTGGCTGCCGAACCCATCGCGATACTATCCCTTCCAGCCGCAACATTTCCCTCGCCTGCTGTGAATGAGTAATTACCAGATGAGGTGTTCGAGTTACCCGTGCTGAACGATTGAGTTCCGCTGACGGTATTGCCGCGCCCGATTGCGACGGAACCGCCCACGCCATCACCCGTTACGGCATTATATTTGCCGAATGCAGCGCTTCCGACGCCCGAGATCGTGTTCGTGGAATCGCCGACAAGAAGCGTCGTGCCGATCTCGCCCGTCCCATCGACATTGAAACTTGCGCTGGTTTGCAGCGAAGTTCCATTGTTAATACCTGCGCCCGTGAAATTGGCAGCAGAGATATTACCAGTGATAGCAAGATTGCCACCGCTTAATGTGGCTGCGGCTGTGCCAGTTGCATCATCATAAAGCGTAATGCCATTGGATGCGCGCACAACGAATTGGCCGGAAGCGGTATCGGCAGTTGGAGCCGATCCATCGCCAATGACGAAGGAATTCGCATTGTTGGCCGTAGCGCTCATACCAAGCGCGAACGAGCGATCGCCAGAGGCGGTGTTGCTCTTGCCAAGCGCAAAAGACTGATGCCCCGCCGACGTGTTGCTCTCACCGATCGCGGCAGAGAGATTGCCGGAAACGTTGTTATTATAGCCACTCGCGAGATCGTGAGTGCCACTGATGGTATTATCCGTTCCCTGAACGAGACCAGGCGAGCTGATGGTGTTATTCGTCGCGCCGATCATCGCGCCACCAGCCATCGTGCCGACGCCGCTGATGTTGAAATTCGCTCCCGACTGAGGCGATGTTTGATTGAGGATCGCAGAGGGAGATAATGCTTCCACGGCTGTGGTGAAATCACTTACCTGGCTGGATGTAATGGAGCCGATCGCCGTTCCAGGAATCGATCCATCCGTGATCGTGCTTGCATCGAGATTCTTCCACGCGGAGCCGTTCCATTCGCGCGCGGTTCCGAGCGTGGTATCAAAATAAAGCTGGCCCACAACCGGTGAGCCAGGTGCGGAAGAAAGGTTCTGCAATGCGCCGTTCACGATCGCATTACCGTTAAGATTTACATCGACTTCGATATTCTCTTGTGCCATAAAATGTTATTCGATTTAAAAAATGATTCTTAATTGAGATAGGCTTTGCCGGCGAAGGCAGATCCGAAAGAAACTTGTATGTTGTTGCTATCGATATATTGCACCTGCGCGCTTTGCACGATGCCGGATGTATCGACAATAGTTACAGCCGGAAACCGTCCTGTGTTATGCGCGATGTTCCACGGCGTGACGGGCGATGCCTGGTCGAACTCGTAGCCCTGCGTGCCATTGAGATACGCCTTGCCCGCGAACGGCGCATCGAACGTGACCGTCACATTGTCATCGTCGATGTACTGCACTTGCGCCGAAACCACGTTCCCGCTCAGATCCACGATCGTGACCGTGGGATACATCACGAGATTGTGATTGATGTTCCAGGGTGTGGCAGCCGTGAGCTGATCGAACTCGTAGGATTGCAGGAACCCCATCGGTCCGGGCGGCCCTTGCACGCCAACTGAAAGCGCGGTCGATACTACTACGATTTCGCTCATAATGGATCAGTGATGATGGATCAGCGATGATGGATCGGCGATGATGACGTTAGATAGGCGTTACCCTTCCAGTGACCGTGAATTTACCGGCTGTGAAAAGGATCTCGAAGCCACCGATGGTACCCTTCACATCGCAGAAGTAATCGCCGGCCGTGATCGCCGCTGTTTGCGCGTTCGTGAGCTTGATGCCGATCTTGCCATGCGGCAGATCGACGCTCACGACGGTTAGCGCTACCACGACGGCACCGGTTATCGCCTGCGTCTTTCGGATCATACCAGTGAAGGTATAACCCGAAAGGTTGTAAGGCGACGATAGATCGGGGTTCCCACCGCCATCCGGATTGCACAGCGTCAGCGGTACCCAGAGATCGCCGCCCTGTTGGGCGGTGATGTCGAGCGCGGCCGGCGCATTCGGAGTGACGGATGCCATGATGGATCAGCGATTAGACTTCAGAGAAGGTTACGCCGCTCGATCCGAGAACGACCAACAGGCCGTTATCGCAGAGGAAATGCACGTAGCTTCCCGCTGTGCCGTTGAAGGTCGCGGTGTCGTGCGATGGAAGGATCTTGTTCGCGGCAGTCGTCACGGTGTGAGCATGGCCGCCCGCATCGTAGATCCAGATGTGCTTGCCATCGTCGGTTCCAGCCGTTGGCGTGGCGAGTGTCATCGCATCGACTCCTGCGGTCGTAACGCGAAAGACTCCGGATGCCAATGGAATAGCATCCGCAGATCCCGAAAGCGCCGTGACGCCAAAGGTGATCGCGGATGGCGTTTGAAACGTCGGACGCGAACCTGCGCCATTGGCTGTGAGAACCTGGCCGGCCGATGCCGGACTTGCTTCTTGAAAAATGTTGTCAGAGATCATGTTAGTAATGGAAAAAAATTATTGCGGATTGTCTATCATCCACAGAAGGCCATGCGTAATTTTTGGTTACCGGTCGTCACGCGATCGAGAAGTCCCGTCTCGGGATCGGCGGGAGGCGAGAGCGTCAACTGGATATATTGCGCGAGAATGCGATATGCTTCGGACTCCCACGCCATTCCAGTATCGACGGTCTCTGCTTCCGGCGCGAAGGTTTTCACTTCGCGCCCGATCTGCGAGGTCATCGGCGTTCCCGTGGCCGTTATTTTCCCGAGTTGGGAAACTTTTGCAAGCCGCGCGAGCGCGAGGTAACTTTCCGCCAGCGTGAAATCCTCTTTTTTGTCTCCGTTCGTCCAACCCTCGCCATCGGGATCTTCCTCCTCATCGCCATCGGTGATCTCGTAGATGTCAAGATAGTTCACATACCCCACGATCTCCTTCATGCGCATCGCTGCCGGCGCGATCGCCGCAGTGATTTGCAAGTCGGTGATCGCACCGGCGACCGGTGGCGCGTCCAGCGCGCCAGCCGATCGCACGGCGGATACCGTTGTGAGAGTGAGAGCCATGTTCGAACGAGTGTACTATGGTTACTGGTCGGTCTTATATGAGAATTTTCGAATGCGATTACGACGGTTTCACGCACGAGATCGCGTCGTAATTGACGAACTCGTAATCGCAATAGATCGTGAAGATGATGAGCAAGCCTTGCGGCACGGTGAGGCGCTGCACCGTGATGCCGGTGTTACCCTGCGAACCGGTGACCATCGAGAAGACGAAGTTTGCAAGCCGCGTCTGGATGGCGTTCTGGGTCGCAATATAGTTCACCGGTTCCAGCGGGCGACCTTCGAATTTCTTCTCCACGCCATCGATGACGGCACGGATAGAGTCATAAGTGCGCTCGCCCATTTCCTTCTCGAAGCCGCGCTGATCGGCGGTTGCGCAGATGATGGGCACATCATCCGGGAAGAACCGTGGGTTCGTGTTGATACCCGCATCGATGAGGGTATCGAACATCAGTTGCCGCTTGAAATTACCGGTCGAATGGTTTCCATTGTCGTACATGGAATTATTCGTGGCGGCGGTGAGCAGCTGGCCGGATGGGATCGTAAACGTCCCGTTGCCGTTCTGCGCGAGATACATCCAGCCTTTATTGAGATTGGTGAACGTCGTCTCGGTCGCATTGCCGGAATCGGCGGTTCCATTGAAACCGAGATCGACAAGATCATTCGAGAACTGCGTGCTGAACATCGCGAGCAGCTCCGCTTCCAGGCCAGGCAGATTGCTCTGATAGTTCATCTGCACTTCGTCCGGAATGAGCAGATATAAGTTGTTCTTGCGGTTGGTCACTTCGAGCGATTTGTTCACCGTTGTGGAACCAACATCGCCGGACGGCCACCCTGGTGGCTGGCGCTGGATCTTGCGCGCCGAAACGTCCGCGACAAGAAGCTCCGCGCTCACACGGCCAACCGGCTTCGCTTGGATCTTTTTCAGAAACTCCGATTGATCGACAACGGCATTGAAAAGCTCGCGCCCGAGTTCGGGATTGAGCGTTCCGCCAGGTGCGAAATCGGTTGGCGAGATCAGTCCGCCCTTCGAGACGCTGCGAATGCCGGCATCGTTAAGCCCGAGGATGCTCTTGGCAAGCTCGCCACGGCGCTTCTCTTTGAGCGCTTCGCGATCGGCAACCGTGGCCGGCGCTGCATCCTTGATCGAGATCTTATGGATCTTCGCGCTGTCAGGAACTTGCGCGGTCTTTGTGATGGCGGTTCCGCCTTTTCCGCTTTGGGATTTATTCCCTTGTCCAGGATCCGACATGCCATCGTCGGGCGGCTGTGTTTCGTTGCCGGCCGGTGCGTTATCGCCGGTTGGATTGGCGGGATCGCCAAGCTCGGGGTTTGGTCCATCGGCAGAAACCATCTTGGCTGCGAGGTCCGGCACGGCGATCTTCAACACTTTCGCAAGCGCCGTGATATTATCCGCTGTGAGTTCCAGCGTAGCCTGCCCGTTTTCCCAGCTGATGTACTCCTGCACATCGGTCAGGCCGAGCGCGGTCATCACGGCTTGCTCTGCAACGCCGTTCTCGATGCGGATCTGTTTGACGGCTTCACCCACATCTTTTTCAAGCTTGTAGGTTTTTTCGAGCGTGCCGTTCTTTTGCATCGTGTCCATCGATGCGCCGTTGGCAAGCAAATTTAAAAATTTTCGGAGAGAATGTTTCATGTTTATGAACGTGAGTGAAGTGTGATTTTCGCGCTCTTGATGACGCGCGCTTTAGAAGAATTTTTGATGATGCGAGCGGTCGAAGGTTCCGCTTGTTTGCGCTTTTCGTTGTCGGGTAATGCAGTTCCCGCCAGCGAGAGGCCACGCAATTCGCCGGATTTGACGCGCATCTTCGTCATATCGTCGGGCTTGATGGCTACGAGCCACGCGCCATCTTTGGCTTCGGGATAGTTTTTCGCTTCGCCATTCTTGATGAAGCTTTCTACTACACCGCCATCGATCGGCGTGTAATCGTGCATGGTGTCGACCATGCGGACCTTGCCTTTGATGAGGAAATCGTGAGCGGCCCGCTCGATCGTATCGGAATCCGCCCAATCGCCCTGCGTATCGACGGAATCCGGTTCATACACGACGCCATAGATGATCCCCTTCTCCACATCTGCTTTCGCAAATTGAATCGGGAATTCAAATTGGATATGCGAGCTGTCCGCCGATTTATAGATCATCGGCTTCCGGTTCGCACCATCATCCACGACGGAGATGAAGTTGACGTTGAGATTGAGTAGCTTTGCCATGCGATGGTGTAAAGCTGCGTCCACAAAAGAATTCTCCCATTCCCACCGGTAACTTTAATACCGGTACTCTACCGGTAGTGTACCGGTACGGGTAGTGTACCGGTACTCTACCGGTATTAAAGTTACCGCTTTGCTTCTGAGCAATTCACACCGCGCGGAAGGTTAAGCTCACATGGATCACACATTCAAAATCGGCGACGTCGTTCGCTTCAAATCCGGCTCGCCGGACCTCACGGTGCTTTCGATCGGGCCGCAATCGGTTTCCGTGGCGTGCTACGATGAGGAGGCTGTAGCCAAGGGCATCGCAATAAATTACAATGGCACCTATTTTCACGGCGACCTGGAACTTGTGGCCGGCGTGAACACGGAAGCGAAGGCCAACCGCAGTAAATCGAAGAAAAAGGCTGCAACCGTCATCAAGGGCGATAAAGAGGATTAATGGAATCCTTTTCACTATCAGCCGACGCCTGGTCATCTGCACGGCAGACCATTTCTGGGCAACTTGAGATCCGCGTGGCGCGGGCGCTTACGTTTCTCGTGCAGGAACTTCAGAAGGCATACGATCAGGTGCTGACGCTGAAGGGCGGCAATGCCGGCAACTCGCTCACGCATGAGATCAAGCGATCGGGCAAGATTCTCGAAGCCACGATCGGACCGGGCGAATCGGCAAAATATCTGGCGTATCTCGAATTCGGTGTGCGTGGAACGCAGGGTTTGGCTCCATCGCGGGTTCCAGGCGGCGGTGGCGCACTCTATGCCAGATCGAAAGCGCCGCCCGTCCGGAATATCTATCAGTGGATACGCCAGGCAGGTATTGCAACGCCACAATTTGCGATGGATCGCGCGAAGGCAAATGCGTTGCGCGCCGTGAGTAAGCGGAAGCATCCGAAGTTCGATCAGAAGTCCGGTGCGCCGTGGTATTCCACCGATCCGGCGATGATCTTTGCATTCTTCATCGCAATGAAACAGAAAAAGTTTGGCCGTCCTGGCCTCCGCGTTATGGAACGCACCATTCAGGCGCAGACCGCGCGGATGCAGGACATCATCAATCAATCAACATAATACACTCATGAGCACTACAATGAAACACATCCTGCTTGCCTGCTTCGCGGCGGTTGCGGTGATCGTATTGCAATCGCTAACGGGTATCGTTCCGGCTGCTTATCAGCCGTTCGTTGCCGTGGCCGTTGCATACTTCACGCACTACTACCTGGAGAATGCACCGGCAGGAGCGCCGGCACTGAATCCCAGCGCACCGGCGAACGGTCCGCCAGCATCACCTTCTACATCGACTTCGACAACCGCTTCACCAAGCGCTTAGAGAAGTCATCATCACACTCACTTGAAGCGGTGTGGCCAGATAGCAGTGCGTCGCGAGTATCAAACCTGGTGCTCGATGCTGCAAGCGAGGCTGGCCCACCCTTCCATCTTTCTCACTCTCATCATGAAAAAACTCACCATTGTCTGCATTACGCTTCTTACAGCGCCCTATTTGCTATTGGCTTTCGGGGCATGCCGTGCCCAAACGAAAGATTCCTTGATCGCGCTGACGGAGTACACACTCGAAACCGATTCGATCCAGGCGACGGACGGCGCGATGCTGCCTTTTGCTGCGGAATTCATCCATCAGTCGCGCAAGCATCATGTGCCCGCGCCGCTTCTGGCCGGAATAACACAGGTCGAATCGCGATTCGAACCCTTTGCAACGCGCACGGAGCCATCCTTTCAAAAGAATCCCATCGTGAAACGCTCTGCAAAGCAATGGAGCAAAGCACATCGTGGGTTACCAACCGTCGAAACGGAGTTGCAGGATCGGTCGCGGTCCTATGGACTCATGCAGCCGATGGGCGAGCTGGCGCGGGAGCAGGGATATGACTCCACCTATCTCGCCACACTCTACATTCCGGATCTGAACATCGAGCAGGGCGCTATCAAACTCGATTCGCTCTTCAAGCGATACAAGCGGGACACGATGGCGGTCATCAGCGGCTATAATTTAGGTTCCGCAAAGCGTTCCCACGGCGCGTTCGAGAATGCGCAGTATGTCTATAGCGTCCTCGTGGCCACTCATTTTTACGAAAAAGCACTTCATTATGCCTACCTTCACAATCAATCAGAAAAAAATCTACGGCTTGCTGGGCGCCATCGCGACACTGCTGATGGCTGCAGCCGCACTCAAGGATCTAAACTGCAACCCCAAAGCGATTCTTCCAGCATCGCACAAAACAACGGTCACGCGGGAGGCCTCAGCACGATCGCGGCCGGATACGATCTGGGTTCACGACACGATCCCCCTAAAGATCTACCTAAAAGCCAAAGCGAATACGTTTTTGAAGGACTCCCTCCCGATCTCTATCTCGGACTCGCTGCCATCCTCGCGGTTATCGTGCTTGGACTCACTTTGGATCTCCGGCGATACCTCCGCAAGCGGGCCAGACACCATCTCGATCTGCCACGACGAAGCGACCGACATTTTCTACCTCGATCTGAGATTCAGCCCTCGCGAACGGACCTTAGCCGCGCCTTTCATACACACGGATAGCATCATCACGCTGAGGGACTCCACCACGGTGACTCAGCAGGCACCATCCTCACCAATGAAAAACTTCTGGGATAGCCTGCTTTCGGGCATCGAAAGCATTGGATTGTTCATCGCTGGCTTTTTGGTGGGCAAGGTAATACCATAGCTTCCACACAGACCCCTTTACTCGTGTTTACTTTTGATTTTTCAATGCTTCCGCGTCCAATGACACGCCGTTTTCAGCCACGGGCTTCTAATTGCGAAATGCGGAACTATTATATGCGGACGACAGGACGGAAATAACCAATGGATATTCAAGCGGCCTACACCTCATTCCTCACAGCGCTCGATGCGCTGCCGAATTGCGTCGTCATCGGGCCGTCCATCTTTTCGACGATGGATAGCTGGCCGCTCCCTGCAAATGGCGCAGCGTTGACGGTCGATCTCGATCAGATCTCGATCGGCACCGATAACGAATCGGCCGAATCCATTCTCGCAACCGGCCTCACGCTACCGATCTGCATTCATGTGCCGATCGATAAAACGAACTTTCGCGGCTTGCTCTCGCAATGCCTTACCATCCTCAACCTCATCATTCCTGTGATTACCGCCAACTTCCCGAATTACGCGACGATCATCAGCGATATGTACACCGCCGTCGTGCCGTTCGGTCGCGGGGAAGCATTCGGATGCGGATTCACACTCACCGTTTCACAGATTTAAGATGCCGTCAACATTCCAACAGTGGGTAAAAGAAGGTCAGGCATCACTCGCTAAAACGAGTTATCCCGCTACGCGCAAGCTCGAACCATTGCCTGCAACCGCGCCAACGTCCGCACTCACAACCTCACGCCGCCATCCGATGGCACCGATCGATTCTGACGGCATGGCGAAGCTTTCCCTGCTATCCACGAGCGAGATCCTTCCTGGTCTCGAACGGATGATGAAGGCGGAGATGAAAGTTGAAAAGTTCTTGGAGGACTATCCCGCTATCAACACGGTCCTCATCGACCGGTTGGGAGCTGCGGTGAGTCCATTCGATCCGTACGTTCTTCTCACGCTGGTCGATAACTCGGGCTATCTCAGTGCCGCGATCACTGCGAAGGTTGCCGTGACGGTTGGGCAAGGCTTCGACGGCGATCCGGAACTTCTCGCGCATCTTCAAATGGCGAACGAGAACGAAACCTTTCAGGACGTGCTCGATCAATGGGCGCTCGATGTCGAGATCTATGGCAATAGTTACATCGATACCGTCCGCACGGCCACAACGGCCAATTTTTACAATGTCGCCGCACTCCTGACGCGCGTGAAGCCGCTGCGTGGATCGAATTACAAAGAGTTCGTGCATTATGCCTACGGGCTGGGAATGCTGCTTGCTTCGACAGTGGAAGAATTTCAGCCGTCGATCAATCGCGGCATGAGGCAATTCCGCCTGGCAACGCGGCGCGGCAACCGGTATTATGGCGATCCCTCGTGGATCTCTGCCAAGAAAGCGCTCGTCATCAATTACGACATCCTCTCGCTTGCAGAAAAGTTCTTCGAGAACTCCTTCATGGGCGATAAGATGCTTGTCATCAAGGGTGCCGATTATACCGATGACGATGTGGAGAACATGCGTAACTATTTGATGCAAATGGGTATGGGCATCGATAACGCGCACAAACTGCTCGTGTTGCAAGTCGGGCCGCAGGAAGATGTGACGATGAACAATCTGAACGTCGATATTAAAGATGCTTCGTTCCAGCCGCTCCGCGCCGATAACAAAGAAGAGATCGTGGCCGCCGCAACCGTGCCGCTCTCGATCGTTGGCGTGCAAACGCCAGGGAAGCTTGGGAATTCGGCGGAGATCCGTGAGTCGCTGCGGCTCTTCAAGATCACGTATGCGAACGCGCGCCAGAAAAAATACGAAGCATGGTGGCAAAATCTGTTCCGCGATGCGGGCTTGCCGAAGTGGTATACGTTCCGCCTGAAGACGATCGATACCTTGCTCGAAGATTCCGACATTCCATCGCTCGCGCAGGCAGTCTCTGCCGGCTTCATGACGACCGAAGAAGCGCAGGAGCAATTGAACTCCGAAAAGCAAGCTCTCGCAAAGCAACGCTTCATGCCCGAAACGCTCGTGCAGCAACTCATAGCATTCAGAGAGGAGTTGCAGAATGGCAAATAGGAACCTATCCGTCGAAAAGGCGGAAGCGAAGAAGCTCTACCTCTCCGGAATTAAATCGCCGGTGATGCTCTCGAAGATCCTCGACTTGCCACGGCAGACGATCGCGGCATGGATCACGCGCGAGGATTGGGCTACGCAAGCCGCGACGGATAACGTCTCAACGATGGAGATCGCGCAGCAAGTGATGAAGATCGTTCGCACGCTTCTGAATGAAGTCGAAGAGAAGAAGGAAGCCGGTGAACCGATCTCGATGCTCACCGTGAAGGAGCTTTTGGGCTTCACCCGCGCCTTACGCCAGCTCGATGAGGATTACGACGTGCGCGGATCGCTCCTCTTCTGGTCGAATAAGTTTATCAATTTCGTTTCCGCATTGCCGCCCGATACCGTTCCCAACCGAAAGGACTTCGTGCGCGGCTTGCAGGCAACGATGCCACTATTCCTAAAATCGCAAGATCAATGAAATGCTTTCCAATGATATGCCCGAAAGGGTTGGTGGAAGAAGGCGTTACGCCATCCGAGTTCTACGAGCATGGCGATGAGCGCTGCGAACTTACGCTCGATGATCCGCCGCGCCATGATCGCTATACCATGAGAATTAAATGCGATAAGTGCGAAGCGATCGGACATGCGACTCTCACAACCGAGAATGATGAATACGTGAGCGCAAAAAAGTTAACGGTCTATTTGGCATACGCAAGTGAACTCCCTCATCAAGCGCCGGAAGCGTAAGCAGTTTAGCGACCAGGCATGGGCGCGAGAGATGGCGGTTATTCGCCAATCGCTCGATCGGCTCACGCTCTTCGACGATTTGAAGTCAAGCAACGAACGTGTTGCGGAGTGCGAAGAGAACTTTTTCCTCTTCTGTAAAACATACCTGCCTCATTACTTCACGGCTGCCACGCAAGCAGATTTCCATGAAGAGTTGCTGCAAATGGCGCAGACCGAAGAGATCCCTGGTGCTGCCGCATGTCCTCGCGGTTTCGCGAAGAGCACGATCGTCAGCTTTGCGTTGCCGCTTTACTCATTACTCTATGAGAAGAAGAAGTTCATCGTGCTCTGCATGGAGACCGAAGAAAAAGCCATCATGCAGGTATGGCGCATCCTTCTTGAGTTGCAATTCAACCGTCGCATCATTAACGATTTCGGTGCGCTCATCAGCAAGGACAATGCCCGTGGCGATTTTACCACGATCTTAACCGGCGATCGCAAAACGACAACGCGCGTCTATGCGATGGGCGCGGGAATGTCAGCGCGTGGACTTATCAACGCGCAATACCGGCCCGATCTCTTCATCTGCGACGATATGGAGTCGCGCTCGCTTGCTCGTAACCCAAAACGTGTTGCAAAGCTGCTCGAACTCATTCTCGCGGATTATATCGGCTGCATGTGCGCGGAACATTGGACGTTCATCGTTGTCGGCACGATCATTTGCATCGGCTCGATGCTGGAACAGTTGATGGAGAACGAGTCCTTCAACCGTTTGCGGTACAAAGGACTTGAAACCGATGCGAAAGGGAACGAATACTCGCGCTGGCCGGAAGTGCATTCCGTCATTACGCTACGCCGATTGCGTACCTACATGGGTCCGACGAAGTTTTCTGCGGAGATCCAGAACGATCCACAGGAGGACGAAGGAAAGTTCAAGCAAAAATGGTTTAAGCTCCATTGGGATACACTCCCGATCGGCATAAACAGAAAAGAGATCATTCTGCAAGTCGATCCCAGCTACAGCGATACCGGCGACAATAAAGCGATGGATTTAGGCTTGCGGTACCAGCATACCAATCAAGCTGCCGATTTTGGGAAATGGCGCTATTCCGATGGCACATTGATACCCGAAGGCGATTACACTATTCACTTGGAACTCTTTAATCGTAAATGTTCGATCGATGAGATGATCGTCACGATCTACAGCATTTACCGGCGCTGGAACCCAAAGCAAATCCGCATCGATGGTACCTACGCGCAGAAGATCATTTTTCAGCGCGAGTTTGCACGCTATGAGGCCAATGTGGAATATGGCCGCCTGCCACTCTTCTTCATCGATTTACACGAGTCGAAGCATGAGCGTATCCTTGCAATGGAATCGCCGCTCGAACGCGGACTCCATCTGTGGCCGTTGCCTTCGAAGGACTATCAAGCGACAGTGCAACAATTTGTGCATTACGGTGAGCCGGGTGTGAACGACGACGGCCCCGACGTCGTGGCTGCGCTCGATGAATACCTCAAGCCACGCAAGCGCAAGGCCAAGCTGTTCACCGGTTCGAGGTAATTCGTTCTTTGACAATTGAAATGCTATTGCGCATCGCGCATGACGATGCGATTTGAGGGTGGCTGCTCACCGGTCACAACATAATAAGCCCAAACATGCTCATTCCTATCGCGCTCAACCTGAACAATAGGTGAAGACTGAATACACTCCAATGTGAATGTTACGCTATCACCAAGAGGTGTACGACGCGCTTTATATGTGCATTGTGTCAAATCGCTCGTAAGTCCCGTTTCAAGAACATAATCAGTTGCCGTTACAATCTTTGTGTCAGAATATTGTGCGATGAAAGATTGCGCTCTACCCCACGCATCATTTGATGAGCTCTTGGGAATTGTGAATGTTGATGGCTGCGCTTCTGCCTTCACAATATAATTATGCTCTAAGCGACTCCATTCAGGTTGAGGCCGCTGGCATCCAATGATGAAAAGGATAGTAAGAAGAAGCATTTTTTTCATTTGATAGTCTTTCTATTTCGATAATGGCGCACGAACGCCTTGATGTTGATTGCAACGATGCCCACAATACAGATTCCTAAAACAATATTTGAGATCATTGTAAATCCCTCCGCACCTCTACTACACGGATAAGTTTGATGATTTGTTCCTCGGGTACATAAATCGTGGGGAACTCTTTGTTGCTGGGGATTAGAGAATAAGCCTTTGCGCGCTCATCTCGCCGCACGCGCTTAAGTGATTGTTCTCCATCCCCAACGACTGTGGCATAAATTTTTCCATTGACGAATGGCTCCATTGGGGAGCAGGTCACTATATCGTCTTCCTGAATCTCTGGCGACATTGAAAAACCAGTCACAAGAAGGCCAAACGCATCAATATCTTTAATCGTACTTCGGAAATATCCTATAATCCCACCTTCTCCAAATCCTTGCGTCAAAGGTCCGGCTGGAATTCGATCAATAATAGGTATTTCGCGCTCGATCTCTTTCTTGTTTTGTGCCGATCTTGGGGTAAGAATGTCAAGTACTTTCATTCCGCGTGAGATGGCGAATTTTTTAAGTTGCTCATGTTTGGGCGTAGCTTCACCTCTCTCGAATGATCCCCACGTTCGAACGCTCACGCCCACAATATCAGCCGCCTCTGCCTGTGATAATTTCGGTGCGATTTTTCGAAGAAAAGCGAGTCTTTCCCCTATTTCTTTAGGGTCTGCCATAGAAAATAATTATTTTTAGGAAAAAAATCGGCAAACCTCTTGACTTTTGCCGAATAATTGCGTATCTTTGTGTTAACAGTTTACGCGAACACAAATATACGAAGAATTTTCGGACTACTTAACAAATGGTAACTACGCCAGATTATTCAGCCATTGCGAAGGAATTACGCTTGCACGATCGCGAGATCGCCGAGCTTGCCGGAACATCGCATGTGACGGTCAACCGCATCCGCAAGGATTCGAAGGACGGCATCTGCTCCAACGCCACCCGCGAGCGGGTTTTTGCCGCCATCGAGAAATTGCGGCTTCAACGGCTCGAAAATCTTTCACGCCTTTCTAACGGTAATTGTATTCCACTTTAAAACGGACACGCGTGACCGAAAAGTGACTTAACTCCTTATTTTTCAACAAACCACAATGCCACAAGAGCTTTCTAACATCGAAATCGGAGCCGAAGGGATCGAGCTTTCCGAGCCGACCCGCGCCCGATTGCTCGAAGACTCACATAAACTCCTTCATCATAGCCATCTCCGCGAATGGCAAGGTATCATGATGCGCGCAGCCGCATTCTGGAACATCAAAACCAAGCGGCTTTTCCTCGCTGGAGATTGTAAGACCTTCGAGGAATATACTTCGTCGCTTGGATACGAGGAGCGTCAGCGCCGACGCTTTGAGAAGATCGGCCAGCGCATGTTCGAGTCCGCATTCGCGGCTGCGCAGGAAAGAGATGAGCCGATCGATCCCATGACGTTTGTATTCACACAAAAGCTCATCGCGGAACAATTCGAAGGTTTTTTCACGAACGGGCATGTGGTTACGATGCGTGGGCTTGCTCAGGCATCCGCCAATCTGCAATCGTTCACCGGCTACCTTCGCGGCGACCCAGTGAACGAAGATCATGCCATCAAATGCCTCGAAGAATCCAACGTCGTGAGCGAAAAGCGATTGGAAGATGCCACGCGCGAGCGCATCAGCACGACGAAGGATTTTCATTTCCACATGCGCGAGATCGCAAAGGAGAAAGGGCTAAAGTGGAACAAAGAGAAATTCTGCTTTGAGAACATCGATGGCTCGCCGCTTCGCGAAGATCAGCGCGTGGAGCTTACCACACGCGAGAGTGGCCTCTATGTGTGGCAGCAATCCTTCAAGGAGTTGCGCCAATCGAAGAAGCGGCTTGCCACCATCGCCAGTAATTTCGGCGAGAGCTACGCACTCTACGACCGGGTTCCCGATACCAACTTCCACACCATTGTAACCGAGATCGCGCAATCCATGCGGAACGAGATCGAATCCTACGAGGAGATGCTCGAATGCTTGCTTGCAAAAGATTTCAGCCGCATGGAAGAACTCGCCAAAGTTCGCGCCGATGAGGAGGTGAACGCATGAGCATAGAACTCGATACCAAGCCGGAAGGGCTGACGGCGCTTACCATCGCGAAGATGGAACACGCGCTCATCGAAGTGCAGGAGGGCATTCAGCATTTCATGGATCGGTCCGCGCTTGGCGACAAATCCATCAACTGGATCGCGCTCGATCGGCTGAAGGCGCATCACCGGCAAACGCGCGAGGAATTCGAGGCATTCAAAAAATCACATCAGATCACCTGATAGCTTCACACCTCGCACTATAGCTTCGCACATCTATGGACAAAAAGGATAGACAATTTTTAACGGACCTGTTTCGAATGTTCGCAAGAAAGCTCGATACATCGTTCCAATCCATTCACAATAAACTCGACCATATCATGACAAATCAATCCGATTTCGACGCCTCGCTGGCCAAGCTCAAGCCAGCGATCGACCAGGTGAAGAGCGATTTCGAGGCCTACAAAGCTGCGGCTAACGCAGCCGGTGTAGATCTCTCCACAGAAGAGACGGCGCTGGAAGACAGCCTCAGTGAACTCAGTGATCTCCACACGGAAGTGTCGGGAGGAACTGCGACATCTACGGATGCAACATCCACGGATGCAACCCAGCCCGATCCTTCAAGCGATCCATCCACAACCGGCGCGACTCAACCCGCATCATCCGGTAGTTAATTCATCAACGGGAACCGTCAGTAATGGCGGTTCCCATTTTTTTACCCTAAACGCTAACCCCTAACAACATGCCACGCTTAACATCATCGCAGATCAAATGTATGATCCCCACGCAGTCCGCATTGGAGCAGCGTGAGATCGTACTCCTCAAAGGCGGTTCCAATGGCAAAACGCGCATTTCCTTCGAAATGCAGGAAGCCCTTGGCTACCAGGACTCGATGGGCCGGTACCGCACGAAAGCGCATCCCGAGAATCCCACCGTCGAATTCGTGAACATTATCATTCCCGGCTATTATGCCGTGCATGAAACATACTTCCAGCGCGCCATCCTGCGCGAGATCACCGGCGATGCGCCACGCGGATCGCTCGATGTGCAGGCACGATTCAGCGCACTACTCAAAGATTATGCGAACCCCACGCTCGATCGCGGTCCGCGCGTGATCTGCGTTGTGATCGATAACGCTGAAACGATGCCGGCCAAAGCATTCGGCATCGTGAAGTCGCTGAACGAAAAGCGCGATACCGTCATCATTCGCGAAACAAAGGAGCGCCGGTGGATCGGTTGTGCATTCCTCATCAGTGGGCATTACCACAAGCTGAAAGCGCCACTGAGCTTCTATCGCCATGCAACGGAGATCATGGTCGGCAAGATCGAACGTTCCGAGATCCGCGAAGTGATCGCGCACCGGTTCCCATCCGAAGCGATGCACTTCGATGAAGCAAGTTTGGAACGCCTCGCGCAGCTTGCGACGACCAACGATCTTTTTGCGGCCGTGCGTAACTCCGTCCGGCTTCGCCGCGAGAACCGCACCAAGATCATCGACACGCGCATCGTCGAGAATGCGCTCAAACAATTCACGCAGCCCTTCGAGCTTGCTCCATCACTTCAAACGTACTAATTCGCACCAAACGCATGAGCGATCATGCGTGGTGCTATAACCATGCCCTCACAATCAGCATCCCATCCTTTCAGACGGCCAGTGAGCGAACGAGCGATCACCGGCGAAACCTTGCGTCCACCCGATGGCTTGACGCCCGTTCTCACGCAGAAAGATTACATCGCGCCGACCAATGAGCCGATGCGAGTACTTTCCATCAATTATTGCGTGGGCGATGATGACGACATGACTACGCTCATCATGGAACTTCGACCTTCATCAATGATGAAGATCTATGAGTTATTCAGGATCGTCAACGTCATTCATCTCAACATCACAGAGATGACGCGCGAAGAATTTGCAGCATTGGAGCCAATGGAGAATTCACAGTGAATATCAAAATTTCAATTTTCCTTTCCTTCCTTTATTGCTTTGGAACGATATTCGTTCTTCAAGGTGGAGTATTATGTTATTATGGGATAGCACTCCTTTCCTGCGCTTTTGTCATGACCATAAATGAGATAATCTCTCAATGAGACACACCATCGATCCATTATTGCTCACGTCGATCCGCGCGGATTACCTTGCGTGTGAAACGTCGCGTGAGCGCCGCGCACTCATCGAAGCGTCGGCGCAGAATCTTGGCGTGAGCGTGGCAACACTCTACCGCAAATTGGAACTTTCGCAAGTGAAGCCGCGCAAGCAACGCGCCATATCGTCGGCAACCGAAATAAAGCGTGAAGCGCTCGATGCTTACGGCCGCACCGTGTTCGAATTCGCGCAGCAGAACTCGTTCGATCATGCAACCTGCACGTACCGCATCGCATTCGAATTCCTGCAAGCTTCGGAACAAATACCGAAGTGGGTAACGGAGCAGATGATCTACAAAGCGATCGCGCGGCAGGATCTGGAGAACGAATGGTCGCCGGTGGCGCGGCGATTCGAGCGTGAGCACGCGATGTCGATGTATCAATGCGATTTTAGCGTGAGCCGCCATTTGAAGCATGTCGGCAACGGAAGGCTGATGGTTCGCAATCCATCGGCAACGAAGATGACGCTCGACCGGCGCCGTTTGTGGGTTGGCGTTGCGATCGACGATGCAAGCCGCGTGATGCACATGGAATACTTCCTTGCAAAAGGCGAATCCGCGATCGAAGCGCAGAACTTTTTGCTTCGAGCGTTCGCGCGCAAGCCATTCGTCGCACATCATCCGAATGATTTCCTTTTGCAGGGCATCCCACAATCAATCTACGTCGATCGCGGATCCGGATGGATGGATGGCACAACGCAGATCGGCCTGGCGCGCATGGGCGTGAAGATGATTATCGGCGCGAATGAAAAAGATGCGATGGGCCGCGTACTTCCACGCTCGAATAAAAAAGCGCGCGGCAAAGTGGAGAAATCAGTGCAGACACTGAAGCGCCGCTTCGAGATGATGTACTCGCTGAAGCATCCGCACGGCACAGAAACCGATTTGGCCACGCTGAACTTCGAGCTTCACGCATGGCTTGAAGAGTGGAACCAAATGGCGCATCCCACGCGCAAGGCCGAAGATGGTTCGAGCCTGGGCAAATGGAATCTTTTCTATCCGGCGCTCCAAAGCGCGATGTTCCCGGATGAGAATGCGCTCGGGCTATTCTCGCGCACGAAGAAATGCAAGGTGCGCCAGCGATTGGTGAACGTGGCACCGAACGTCTTTTGCATCGCGCCATTGTGGGCGAATGATGGCGATGAGATCGAAATCTTTGCGGTGCATGGATTTTATTTTACACTCCATGACGGCCAGCGTCACGAACTCATTCTTCAATCGAATATGACAGCGCAGCCCATTGGCGAGACGATGCGAATGCAGATCGAGCGCGACGATGACCTACTTAGTGGCAGCCAGGTCAACGCGCGATTCTCGGATGAACTGATGAAGCTATCCAATGGCCGGTTTGGCATTGCGAGCATTCCCACCGATATATGGGAGCAGATCGAAAGCTTTTTCGACACGCCTCAAACTATAGGATCGATCAAAGCAAAGGCCACAGCGATCGATGAGATGCTTGCAGTGCCGGTAATGATGGTGGATGAACTCGGTAACTTAACTATGAACTAATGACAAAGCACGAATTCCAAATAATTGTGATGGATTGGATGGCTGGACTTCCAGAAGATGTAGATTTTGACGCTGCAATGATCGTCGCGCTCGGTCCCGTCCACGATGGAGACAAGCGTAGCAATTGGATAGGGCACGAGGGAACTGTGCAGTCCTACATGGACTGCATTGGCGCTCTCGCAGAAAATGGCGCAAAGCATGGCTTGCTTCATAAAACAATTTCAATGGAGAAGAGATAATGCCCTCACAATGGGATTTTTCGAACGAGGACCTCGCGAAGCTACAAGAGATCTTCAGCATCGTGGTTGACCGGCGCAACTTCTGCTCGCAGTTCGATCAGAACGCGATCATGGCGATGTACAAGAAGCATGGGGCGGTCAAAACTCATTTCGTGATTCATCACAGCATGGGCAATGACTGGCTGAAGGCTCCACGATGGGATGAATTGATGGACCTTGTCGAGAAGCATGGAATGGACAAGGTGCTCTCCGCGATCAAATCGCTTAATAAGCTTGAGAATCATTCCATCGACATGGTAGAAAATATCTGCCTTCATCCGGAGCTTGCCAAGCGCAAAAATCCGAACGCGCAGCCCGAGCCGATGCGCCGCAAGGCAGATCCCATCGAGCGGCCTTACCCAACGAAGGATCACATTTACGACTCACGCGCAGCCGGTGAATGGCTTCGCGCGAAGGGCCTCAATTTCGAATGCTGGCCGGAGTACTTCGATCGCGCCGGCAAGCATCCACTTTACAATTTTGATTTAGTCACTTTAAAACCAGAATACCGATGAAAAAAACATTAGAATCCATTGCCGATGTGGAGTTGGCCTTGAACGAACTTCAGGAGATCGAAGCAAAGATAGATCTCGAAACGGCCGGTGCCAATCAGGACATCGCCAATATTCGCACCACGATCATTCCAACCGTGAGCAAGCTCGAAGAGCAAGCCAAGCGCATTCGTACCAATATCGAAACGTGGGCTGAAGGCAACCGCGACGATGAAGAGCTATTCCCCAAAGGAAAGAAAACGCTCGAACTGCAAGCGGGAACCATCACATTCCGCGAGAGCGCGCCATCGCTCGTATTGCTCGATGGATGGAAGGTAACGGACGTCGTCGAGGAATTGCAGGAAGCCGATGCCGCCATTAAAAAGGCCGGTATCAAGCTTGCGGATCCCACGCTCGACAAAACGGCGATCAAAAAGCTCTATGACCAGGGCAAGATCGACGATAAGACCTTGAAATCGATCGGACTGAAGATCACGACATCCGAGACGCTGACGGTGTCCACCAAGAAGCTTGAGGCCTACGCAGACTGATGGACGACAAGCAATCGCGAGCACTTTTGGGTGATACTATCGCTCAGGCGAAAGAGCGATTGACATTCACGCGCGTTCGAACACTTACCAGTGAGCGCGTGACCGCCATCCAAAGGGCTCTCGATAATCTTCTCTTGCAACTTCCACAATTCGGAGAGAATACAGTTTATGAGCAAGAGTGAACGTCCGAATCCTACTTACACCGAAGCCGTGCGGCTCGATGCGTTGGCGCATACTCCGTTAGGGGAAGACGACTTTGGGCAGTCGTCAGGGTATCTCCAGCCATCGCCGCCGCGAATGCTACGCTTGAGCGAGTCTCAGCTGGAAGCATGGCACAAGGTGCGAGGAAAGATTCAGGACGTTCACCTGCTCATTTTATCGGTGCTCACGCGATGCGGCGAGGGCTGCATTCGTTCCGTGCATGATGAGACCGGCATCGAAACGAGCACCATCAGCGCGCGCATGTTCGATCTGAAAAAGCTCGGACTCATCGAGCCGGTGATGCAAGCCGATGGAACACAAAAGCGCATTCAATACACCGTGCGCGGCAAGAACAGCAGTGGCGATGCCTGGAAGGCCCGCGACGACTGGAAAGAATTTCTGAAACATGTGCAGGGCTATCTTGGAATTTTATTATGATTATATTCTATATTGAAAAAAATTATTTGGGATATGCTGTCAGGAATGAGGATGGACGGTTTATCGGGTGCCTTTCTCGAAGTGGTAGAGATGCAAGGTCGAGATGGCTCTATGAAGCGCTTAATGGTTCGAAGCGAATGCTTTCCAACAATCTCAAAAAAAGCCTTACCCTTCTCAATATGAATGTGCAATGGAAGGAAATATTAACGGTTTTTAGGGAGGTAAAATGATGACCTGGTATATTCGATGGTGAACACCAATCGCTTCAATGTGCTCGATCACGATGGCCGGCACATGGGCATTCTTAAAAGAGACAATCTAACATGGGTGTTCGAAGTGAGTGGTGGGGGTACCAGGAAGCTTTTTTCGAATATGAATAAATCGCTTTTGGCGATCAACTCCAACGTGAAATGGATGGAGCAACTAACGCATTTCGGGGAGGTGAAATGAATAATCCTGGCGATATGACTGAGGAGGAACATCGTGCCTATTTGGAACGAATATCTCCACGTCTCAGGAAATTTCATTATGACATCCCTTCGACTTGGCGCTGGCCGCGAGAAGGCGATTTTATTGTTAGTATCGGAAAGAAGGGCATCGGCACGATCTATCATGTTTTCAATATCCGCAAAGTTAGATCGCGCATCGCAGAAAACCGTTTCGAGGTAGAAGCAATGCCTGCACCCGATATGCTCCCATTTGCCGAACTTATCGATGGATATGCGATTGTACGGGGACATGTAGCTTATCCTCTTGAATGGGCCCCTCGTTTGAAGAAGTCAAGAAATTCCACAGTAAGATCCAATGGCAGTAGAGCGTTGCGAGTCGATGCTCGAAGGAAAAGTGCCGGATCGCATTAACGGCAAAACAAATCCCCCGCCGATTACTCGGCGGGGGACTTTTACGCATCATCGCTGATACGCTACCCTAAACCATAACGCGCTACGATCGTAGTAACAATGGAGAAGAAGATAAGCTCCCCACTATCATCCGATGAATTGCGCGCGATCGTGCGAGAGAAAAAGATTTCGCTTGGGAAACTATCTTCCGAGATAAATTATTCAGTCACCACCTTAAGCTTGTGGCTCCGTGGCATCTACCCTAACGATGCCACGCTTCTTGAATGTGCACTCTCGCGATGGATCGCTTCCGAGAACCTATCGCCGCGCGATCGCAGAAAGTTTGCTTATATCACTGATCTTCTCGATAATGCCGAAGACAAACACGCACTCCTCGACACCATCCTACGATCCACCACGAGCCGAACGAACAAAGCAACCTGATAGGCATCCCGAATGCCCTCATTGCCATTCACGGATGGGATCGTATGTCAGGGTCACGCAGCCCTGGCGATCGGTGTGGCAACGGGTGCGCGTGTGCCTCTGCTGCCGAAAGGAATTCGAGAGTGAAGAACGATACTTTGTGCGACAACATGAAATGGAGGAACTCCGTGGACCTGGGTAAAACATTCGGCATCGCGATGATGTGCCTGCAAGTGTGCGCGTGCCTTTGCTATGCGCTTCAGAAAGATTATCACCGCGCAACCTATTGGTTCGGCGCGATCGTCGTCACGGGTGCAGTAACATTTTGAAATATGCGAATTTCTTTAATACCCGATTCTAAACAAATTCGATTTCTTGTTGAGGCCGATACCTCTTCAGATGTCGCATTACTCTCTCTCTTCATTGGGCCCAATGTTGGCCCAAAAATAAAAATCGATTCATCTTGCTTTTCCTGTGACGTTAGAGGAACAACGTCATTCTCTTTCTCAGCAATCAATGACAACACTCCAACGGCTTGAATTAAAGTACTATTCTGATGAAGTGCTCCTTGCGCTGATCGACAAGATGCTTTTAAAAAAAGCAGTTGCGAACGATCCTCACGCGCCTATCCACCAGGAGCTTATGCTTCGCGCAGCACTCTACGATGTGTGGGATGCGCAGGTAAAGAGCGCCGTGCAAGCGATGCACCATTATTCGATCTTGGGTTCGCTCATGGGCGGTCCGTCGATCGCAGAGGTGCCGAAGATCATGCAGGTGCTATCGCACTCGCTCTCGGGACCTGCTATCGCGCAGCGCGTGCAGCACGTCGCGCAGCTGACGATCTCGCAGGGCTTCCAAAAAGGGAAGGACACCGTGAATCAGGATTTTGCCCAGGCGAAAAAGCGCCTGGTGAAAATGAACGATATTATGTTCGGCGCGGTGTTCGGACTGACGGAGCAGCATGCGCTCGAAGCGCTCACGCAGCAGCTGATGATCGCAGCCGGAAGTTTTTGGGACGATCAGTTGCAGGAGTCGATCAAGAATGAGGTGGAAGGATTTTTCTCGGGTACCATCACGCGCGACGATCTATCGGCAAAGCTGATGTCGATGGTGAACGATCGTCTGCTTGCCAGCGATGCCGGTACGCTATCGAAAAGTTACTTTGACAATTTGTCAGTACACATCATCAATTCATCGCGCAATATTGGCTCGACGTATCAGCTGAAGTCGCTTGGCGTGACGCATTACACGCTCTACAATCCGCGCGATAAGCGAACTAGTCCGATCTGCCAGGCTGTTACGAATGGGCAGGTGTTCGAGATGGCGCATGCGGAAGATACGGTCACAGCGAAGCTGCAAGCTCGCACGACTGAGGATCTGAAGCAATCGGTGCCATTCCTGACGCCAGAGACGGCCAGCAGCGCGAAGGGACCCGTCCCGCCGCTCCACTGGCCGAAATGCAGAACGAAAATGCACGGGGTATTTTGAGAATGAAACCGATTATTGAAGCTAAAGATTTTACTCCTGAAGGATCGCTCAAAATCAATCCTATTAGCGCTATGAGGATTTTTTGCGCTTATTCTGATGACCAAATCTGCCATGCTCTCGATATAACTAAGATGCAATTGGATGCCTGGGAACGAGGCGAGGATCCTTTCACAAAATTGGAGAAGATAAGACGAAGCGTGAAGTTCGCATTCAAGAATTTTTTTTACAGGCTTTCCCGCATTCGATTAGTTATTAGAGATGAATGA